TCCGTCTTCGCGCCTCCGAATGCCGCCCACGATACTTGCGACGGTCAGCCGGTAAATATCCACGGACGCAACGACCTGCAATGCCTCTTTCCACTGCCCCCCAAACATGGAGCGCAGCAAGGAGAACCGAAACCGGAAGTCGTCGTCAAAGTCGTCGTCAATCTTCTCGGTAAAGGTCATCCACCAGCCGGATAGCGTATCCATCGGAAGAATCGCGCGAGGCTCCATTGATCCTGCGCCGGCCGGGTCCGCGAGGTTTTCAGGCTCGTAGTCCTGTTCGCCCGCTCGAACGAACGGAAGATCATGGCGTCCGGCGCGCATCACCACCCCGGTATCGAGGTCGAGCGGATCTTCATGCCCGACGCAGAACCACGCCCCTTTCCCCTGTACCTTGACGTTCGATTGCTTGCCTTGCTTCTCCGAAACCCATTCATCCCCGGACGCACGAAGCCAAGGCGCTGACAACTTTTGCAGTTGCCGCACTTTGGCTTCTGCAATCGGGTGTCCACCGGACGGCCAGGATTTCGGATATTTGCTCATCGCACTTCGTAGGTCTTCACGAATGCCACGGCTCAGCCCCTTTATGCCGTTGGCAGCGCGACGACATAATGCTCGATCACCTTCGTCTGCCCGCTCACGAAGGCCGGGTCGATGTTCATATCCGCGCCGATCAGCGCGACAGAACCCTGGATTCGAGGGGCGGAGGCGGACAGGGTGCCGTCATCCGCAGCGGCAACGTGTCGATACCAGGTCGCAGTGTTCGTCGCCACGATTGCGCCGCTCCACGTCTCGGACGGCTTTTTCGAGAGCACGCCGCCCACGGCAGCCGTATCGAACGTAATCCCGGTCCCGGTGCTGTTGTTGGTAATCGTGCAAAGCAGGGTTGCGCCGCCGACAGCCGCGTCCGCCGTATCCGGTTCGGTTCCAGCGTAGATGTTGATCTTGCCGCCATCGAGCGCCGCCTTAGCCGAGCCGGAGGCGAGCATCGCATTGCGAAGGCCAGTCGAAGTCTTGATAGTCATGGTCTACTCCTAATGGGTTATGCGGACTGAAGGTCGATGACGGCCAGCACGCGCAGAAGAAAATCAGGGTCCGGGGTTTTCGGAGATGCGAGGCGGACAGCCGACAAGAGGATGCCGGAGGCCGCGCCCTTGCTCGGTGTGCTGATGAGCCCAAGGCCGCGAATCGTCGTCTCGGCGTCGAACTCGAATTCCGCACGGTTCGCAGAATTGCTTACCACTCCGCCAGAAGCTGCTGCGGTGTTGATCGCAATCCGGGTCGATCCGGTGTAGTTGGTCAGCTCGCCCGCGAGCCCGATGAACGTCGCGGCGGTGTCCGTGTCCTGGGGGGCGTAGTCGTTCCCATAGGGCACGAGATACCACGCGGTTACAGGGGTCGCGCCGTTGAGCAGCACATCCAGCGCGTGATTGCGCCCTTGTGCTGGCATCAGGTTGCGCGCCAATTCGCGGCTCACAACCTGCCCGGTGTGTCGATCAACGGTCTCGACCGTGTAGATGAAGCCGGCTTTGGAAAGATAAATCACAGTATGGTCTCCTTGCGTACAAGCTCGGCCTCGAAATACGTCGAAGCCGCAGCCGTGGTGGTTTCTGCGCCGCGCAAGGCGGACACGATTTGTCGAAGCCCGTCTTGCTCCCGATACAGCGTCGCGGCGCTCCGGGCTTTTTCCGTCGCAACGTCGGACTCCTGCATGTTCTTGACCTGCCCGTCCCGCGATCCGATGACAATCCCGCGCTGCGAATACCACGCCACATCAAGGGCGTTGTTGATTCGCGTGCTCGACCCTGCCGCAGCGCCGTAGGGAAGCAGATCAACTAGCGCCGCATCCCCTGCGATATCCGCGCCGGCCAGCCAGTACGTGCGATCGGCCGTTGTGATGTAAATGCCTGCCTGCATTGGCTCCACAAGGGTGATGCCCGGCAATGGGATGTATCCCCGCAGCGGGTTGTGCCACGTTGGCGCGTAGGGCTCGGAGTAATACAGCCCGTTGCGGTCTGCGGTCAGCAGCCGGCCGTTATGTACGCGAACGATGAAGCCGGCAGGCATGGGGCGAAAGCCGAGCGTTTGCAGTTGCGCCCCCTGCTGCGGCGTTACCGGGAATCGGTAGGTGGATGCAGTCGTGGTGACGGCATGAAACAGCACGTCGCCGTTGCAGGGCGACACGTAGATGCGTTTTGTCCCGGCAGGAAGCGTAGAGACTTCCAACCCCCCGTTCTCCGAGACTTGCACAGCAACCGGCCAGGACGATCCAGACTCTTCGCCGTCCGGAGATTCGACGGTGATTGCCACCTGATACCAGCCGGCAGGGAGTGCGCCGCCAGAAGCCCCTGCGACCGATGGAGCGGAATCCGGGACCGGAAGCCCGGCAGTCTCGCTCACGCCGTCACGGATGCGTTCAAGAACGACACCGTTGCTCCAGTACAGGTCGCCATTGGAGAAGCGGGCGAAACTCACTCTCCGCCCCGGCGTCAGCCCGCTACGCACGACCTCGCCAGCCGGGAAGGTCTTGAGGTCGCCACCATCCACGAAGTACGCGCCCTGCTCGTCCGCCCACAGGCTATGACAGTCCGCTCCGGCCAGCGCAAGCGTGGTCCCTTTGCGCCGTTGCAGCGTGCCGGCTGCGGTCAGATCGACATTGACCGCGTTTCGCAGGTAGTCGCCCGCCTTGTTGCCGCGCTCGACAATGCCGAGCTGGTGGTCAGGCAGGCGGTTGTTGATGCTGCGGAAGGGTCCAATCGGGGTGGTGTTCGCGCTCATGCGGGGTTCTCGTCGTGCCCTCGGAGTGTATTTGCCGCGACCACGTTGTCGGCGGTGTGGCTGTGCGTTGCGCTGGCGACCGCCAGCGTAAGGGCGGGGCCGTCAGCGCAACGCAGCGATGGTGGCGTACGCCCATGCGCTGCTTTCAACGCGGATGGGAATGCGCTCGGCCGAGCCCTTGCGAACCTCGAGCTTGAGCTTTTGCAGCGCCACGTCACGCCCCCGTCATTGCACACAGCAGCACGCGCGGCCAGATGAAAGTCAGCGTGAAGAAGGCATCGACGTTGGCGCGCATCGTCGCTTCAATCGCCTGATTCCATCGGCAGTAGTCGATCACCAAGGGGCGGGAGTGCGCCGCCTTCCAGCGGGCAAGGTCAGTCACCGGTGCGAGCACGTTCGTTCTCCTCGAAATTCAGGTGGCGGGCCTGCTTCCAGTTGCAACCCTCGACCATAGGTTTCACCTTGAGGCACTTGTGGCTCCAGGCCGGTAGATGTACTGGCTGTGCCGGTGCGCGCACTGGCGGCATGCCATCGGGAGTTCCTGGTAGCTCACGACCGGGCCTCCAGGGCGCGTTGTTTCTCGGCGCTGCCGCGGCTCGAGCCCAACCAGTAGGCAATCGCGGTGGCGAACGCTCCGATGATTTGGCCGGTCACGAGGTAGATCACCTCGCTGTTGCTCTCGGGCGTCGGCTGGTACATCAGCGCAGCGATCAAGCCGACGACCATCAGGAACAGCGCCACGGTCAGAATCGCGGGCATCTGGCTGTCCCGGTGCGTCGTGCGGGCGTGCTGCGTGTCGGCCATCTCGCCCAGGTAGCGCTGGGTCATCAGTTCGGCCAGCACTTCTACGTTTCGCAACTCGACTTCGCGCAGCTTCACCGCAGCCTCGGGGTCGTTTGCCACAGCCTCTGCAACAGCGGCTGCGCTGCGATCCACGCCAAATGCCGCCGCGATCAGCCCGCCTACCGCTGCACCGGCTGGCCCTCCAAGGGCAGCGCCAAGCGCCGGGGCGGACTTTGCGACTGCGTGGCCCACGTCTTGCCAGTCCATTTCACGCTCCCATCAAGTTGTCAGCGATGCGACGCGCCCAGCCGCGCCCGAAATCGGGCCACGTCTTGAGGTCAGTCAAGAAACGCAGGCGGTGTCCGTTGAAGCGAGCGGCGAGCTTGTGCGGGTCGGCCATGCGAACCGCGAGGATCGTTTTCGGGCCGATGGTTCCGTCGTCTGCGGCGCCGGCTGCCCGCTGAAGCCACTTCGTCGCCTGCTCCACGCCGGAGTTGTAGGCCGCATCGAACAGGTCGAAACGCACCGCGTCCAGCATTTCGTCGGCGCGCACCGCGTCCCAATAGTCCTTGCGAGCAACGCGCTTGGCTTCTGCGAGCGGGTAGTTCCGCATGTCGCCTTCGTAGCCGTTGGCGCGGGCAACCCGCTGCGTGATGCCGTAGCGGGTGGAGCCGCCCGGGTCTTTCGGGTGCTCGAAGTTCACGACAGAATCCCCGTTTTCTTTGCGACGAACATCACCGCAGCCCCTGCGGCGATCCACACCGACGTCATCACCCACCCGTACGTTTGCTGTTGCAACGGCTGCAGGCGCTCCAGCGTGCCGAGGCGCTGTTCGATGCCGGTCAGCTTCAGGTCGAGCTTGTCGATCTGCTTGAACGCGCGGCTCAGGGCTTCGTTGGTCTGCATCTGGCGCTCTTCCACGAGGGCGAGGCGGGTGACTGCGGACGCGATCTGGCGCAGCGTCTCTTTCAGCTCGCCGACGTCGTCCGAGAGGATTCCCAGGCGCGTGATGACGACGTTGATATCGGATTCAGGCATCGGTGCTGCTTCCCGTTTTTGCGGGGCCGGTCTGCCTTGGGAGCGTGATCCGTACTTGCTCCGGCGCGTCGATCACCAGTCGGGCGATCTGGCCCGACTTGCGCTCGAGCCGCACGGTGGTGTCGCCGATCGTGATGATTTGATTGGGCTTGATGTCTGCGGTGAGTTTCGGCATGGCGGCGTCGGATGTCGTGCGTATTGCGCACAGTCTTGCTGCCAGCTAGGCGACCATCCAGCCCTACAGGGGTAGGGCTGGACTTGCGATGCCATGGCCGCCGTTTGTATAGCGGGCGCGCGAGGGGGATTACGTCGCGTCGGCCATCGCCTCGGTCCAAGCGCGTGCCAAGTCGCGGTCTATGGTCGCGGCAGTCAGGGTGCCGTCACCGATCTGGGCGAGGTCTGCAATATCGCCGAGCGAGCCTGTCAGCGTGCCGGCGGCGGAAGACAGTGCCGTCGAAGACCCGCCCCGGAATGCATTACCCGCGCCACTGACCGTCATTGCAGCTCCGGCACCGACATCCATTAGCACATGCTGCGCAGCCGCGGCGTCTGCGGCGACATTTTCGACCGTCACGGTCATCGGAAAAGCTG